AATCAACCCAACATCATGGAAACGGTTGCTGCTCACTTGAATAGAGAACTAGGTATCTCTGGTAACAAGCTGGCTGCTATTGAATCCACTTGGGCTAAGTATTTCCCCAAGGTCGGTTTCGTTGATGGAAAACTAAAGTTTGCTCCTGGAACTTCTCGTGGAAATGTCTATAAAGGCGTTGCTGACGTTAAGGCAGGAACCTACCTCACCATGCTTGGGGCTAACATTCCCTATATGATTACAACGCCTTTACAGGCTGTTATGTCCGTTGCCCAGCACCGGGTTCTCACCGAGCAGGGTTATAGTCATAGCATGGCTAGGACAGTTGTAAACTCCATCGGGGATATTGCTGCTGGTCTGGGTAAACATGCCCTGTCCAGCATGGCTGGAAAGTCCGTTGACCTGCCCATGTCCGAAGTTGGAAAGCGTATGCTTAAGTACGCAGAAGACAATGGAATCTTGGACAAGACGGTTATGGACGAGACTGGTTCGACTAGAACTCATGCTATTTTGGATCCTATTAAAGCTACTCTGGGTAAGACCATCACTGCCCCCGAAAAGGTTGCTCGCTGGTCCACGTTTGTTAGTTTTGCACATCATTTGTTAGATAGTGGTAAGCTGTCTGAAGTTGAAGCATTTCAAATGGCAGAAGATTTTACGAACCATTCCCTGACTTCTATGCGCAGAAGTGACAAGCCGTTGATTGTAGATAAGCTTGGTACTGCTGGTCAGTTGGGATATGTTTTCAAGTCCTATCTGTTCAATGAGTACAACCAGCTCTCTCAGTTTGCTAGGATGGCTTCCGATGGTTTGGCTAAGAAGGATGTCTCCAAGATCAGTCCAATGCTTCTGCATTTAGGAACTCTGTTTGCTCTCGGGGGTGCCCTGTCCATGCCGGGTGTCAATGAGTTGGACGGTGCCTACAATATCTTCAAGAACGTTATGAGCGAACATGCTCCACAGTTCTTCCACGATGATATTGGATTAAAAGGTAAGATCCTCCGAGATCTTCCTACGTGGGCTTCCATTGGATCTGTCTCTCAGATGACAGGAACTAACCTCGGTTCTCGGTTCAATACTCAGATGACCAATCTTGAAAACCCATTAGGTGATGTTGCTGTTCCTATCCAGGAGGCTAAGGAGTTGGCAAGCTTTGGTAAGCTGGCTCTTGATCCTACCAAGGAGAATGCCATTAATGCTGTACATGCGAATGCCGGAGCTACCATCAAAGGAGCAATGGAAACGCATCTGGACGCATATAAGAATATTAATCATTCAACGGCTGACGGCCGTAACCCGGATGATACACAAACTTATATTCGTGCCAACAACATTAATAATCCTGGTGCGGACTACAAGAGAACCCGAGGGGAAGAGACTAAGCGTTCTTTAGGATTTTATTCCGACAAGGAATACAAGACCAAGCAACTGCGCTATATCAATGATGTAGAGCAGGAACGCCAGTCTAATGCTTACGACAACTTGATGACTCTGGCTATGTCTGCTTCCAAGAATGGACAATTAGAGCGTGCCAAGAATCTCTCTGCGTCTGCTTTAAGAATGATTCCAGATAATCAACTTTATATGGATCATATCAATAGTATTGCTAAGTCGGAGGGAATGACTCCGGAAGAAAGAGATATCGAAAGAGCTACTCGTATTCAGAACGTTCAAAAGGTATTACGTGTCCGTGCAAATCACTAAGGAACAACTTAGGTTTATTTATCCAAACTGTCCGAGTCCTCGACTTGATATATACTTACCCCTTCTCCAACAGTGCCTAGCCAGTTACCAGGTAGATTCAATAAATAGAATCTGTATGTTCCTGGCCCAAGTAGGCCATGAGTCTGCGGAGCTAAGATATACAGAGGAGTTAGCTTCTGGTTCTGCCTATGAGGGTCGAAGAGACCTTGGTAATACACAACCGGGGGACGGTGTTCGCTATAAAGGGAGAGGACTGATCCAACTAACTGGACGCCGCAACTATGCGTTATGCGGACTTGCGCTGGACTTACCTCTACTAGATCAACCTTCCCAACTCTCGGAGTATCTTCCTGCCACAATGTCGGCGGGATGGTTTTGGCAGAACAATCAATTGAACTCATATTGTGATAAGAATGATTTTATTGGTTTAACTAAATGTATTAATGGAGGTCTAAACGGACTTGCCTCAAGACAAGCATACCTAGATAGAGCAATTCAAGTCATTAAATAAAAATAGCCCCTGGTCGCAAGACTCAGGGGCTATTCTTTTGTTACTTTAAAATTCCTTGCTTTTTAAGCAAATCAATCATTTTCTTTTCCCACTCGTCAAACTCTGGTTTGACACAATCGGGTTGTCCCGTCTTGTTGTCAATTTTTACCGCCATTCTTTTAAGTTCTTGGTATTCTTCCCATTGTTCTTTAGTGAGAACAATATATTGTTGTTGTCCATAATTAGGTAGGGGCCACTGTCTCATACCCCAATCACCCACAGCGCTTACAGTACACATATTATAATTTGTATTCGTGAATAGTGAAATTAGTTCCTGGATCAAACTTCATAGCTACTTCCACTGCCTTAGCAGAAGACTTACCTACTTCTAAAGCTGCTGCTGCGAAGTGCATACCACTCCCAATAGCATAGTAATCCTGTTGCACTTTAATCCAATTAACAAGATTAAAGGAAGTATACAATCCATCTGTGGTCAGAGCAATGAATTCAGAGCCTTTAACCTTTGGGATCTTGCCAGAAGGATCTACAAACCATTGCCAAGCAGATCCAAGAGAGGAGGCATCCCCCGCACCCCCGACGATTGCTTTCTTAGTCCCAAACACGGCCTCTGCTACTTCTTTGGAGAGCTTAATCATCTTGGCTCCGCCTTCGAACTGCATACCGCCTGTATGTGTATACGAGGAATCGCACGCCATACTTTTGAGGGTACTTGCAACAGTTGTCACAGGACAGGAACCTTCTTATCCGTGCGATAGGAGTAGTAGTCTTGTAGAACCTTACCATGCATCAGCATGTCCCCCAGTTCCTTAAGCTCTGGGTGAGCATCCGGCCAAGTGTTTAGTGCTCGTCGAATCGCTTCCTTAAACCAGGGGAGAGAATCCTCTGATACAGTCAGAATAATCTCTTCTGGATAATCTCCGTGTTCTCCCTTATAGGGCGCCAGTCTCTTGACTTTCAGCAATCTTTTCCTTATTAAAAATAGCAGTGATGCAGTCTCCCCCCAGAGGGTCTCGATGGGTAAAGATGGTCACTTGATGCCCAGGCTCAGTTCGATCAAGTACCTTACGCAGAACAAGTCCGATCTTGTATTGGAGGGTGTAAAGCTCCTCTCGTTCTTCTTCGGTAGAGTTACCTAAAAACGAGGCTTTAAAAGTAAGATCAGCGAGATAGTTAGCCTTACTCACAGGTGCTGCTCAACGTCCTTGACAACCTCGCTCGCCTTATCTTCCAAAGTAGCAATTCGAGTTGCCAGGCCTGCATAGAGATCGTGGAGATTCTTAATCTGTGCTTCGACGAAGGTTTCCGTCTTCACGAAGGGGCTCTTGATCTTCGTCCAAATATTGCTTAAGAAGTGCATCATGTTCTTTTTCTTCCTGTTTTCTAATTCTGTATTTAATGTTGTTGTGATTCTTGGTTACTGCTTTTTCTGAATCTTTAATTTTCTGAATCATTATCTAGTAGCTGACTGTAAAGATACTCGTAGTTATCTTCAATTTTATCTAAACACATATCCACAATATCTTCTGAAGTCAAACCAAGTAAATCAATCAGAAGTGTTTCTTCGGTTCGTTTGAGTTTGTTAATCAGATCGGGCTTGGTCACGGTCGTAATTTTCAACAGCCGCGACAGCCACGGCGGCAACTTGGATAAGTTCAGCCCGGTAGTTCTCATCATCTTTTTCTAGCACCGCGCGATTAACTTCTCCAACTTCTTCCCCCAAAATAGCAAGCCAATATAGAGGAATATGGTTCTGCTCACCCCATTTATTTTCTTGGCGATCTCGTTCTAGAAGAACATCATTAATAGCATTATTTTGTAAGTGATTCATTTTTTGCCTCTTCTTTTTCAATCAGGATTTCGAGGAAATGGATTGCTTTTTTTAGGTCGTCAATTCCCCCCTTGTCCCGCCAACGAGTCACATACTTGATGACAGAGCCTTCAATGAACTCTATACCATTTGCGTGAATATATTCTACTGGCTGAAAAACAAGTCCCTTATAGTGGCTACCTGCTACCTGGATGTCTAGTGCACTCATTTGTATTTTTCCAAATAATTAATAGCTTTTTGAATCAATTCTGGGCTATCTTTAAAATTTCCTAAACCTTGATTACATGCGCTGCAAAGCAGTGCTCGCACCTTTCCAGTCTTATGATTATGGTCAACAGCAAAATTTCTACCAGATTGGCATTTATCTGTGAGACAAATAGCACATCTATAATTTTGATCTTCCATCATTTTAGAGTAGTCGTCTACTGTAATTCCGTAACGACGTTTGAGGGCGTATCCACCGAGTTTAGGCTGAATTTTATCTTTGTTTTCTCTAGCATAAGAAGTAGTTCTTAGATTGCTACATACTTTACAATACGAACTACAATTAATTTTACTGTATTTATTGGCGTAAAATAAAAAGTAGGATTTCTCTTCTTTGCAAGAAGGACAAATTTTACTTTCCATATTTTTGATCCAAGTAATCTAGAGAAACAAACATAGGATCAAACTCACCATCTTTGCAGGCATGCAGCATCAACATACCTCGCCAATGATTATTACCCTGAGGACCCAGATAATCTTCTGAGTGGCGATAGCACGACCCAGCAATGATGGAGGTCAGGCGTTTTCCATCCGCTCGATGTCCGGTAGCAATCTGTAGGCCTTGTTGGTGGCCTGCCACACAACTCATGTGTTTACGAGTCAATTGTGCTTGAGCAGAAGTACAGGGGCGTCCTAGTAGGCCGGAAGTGAAGTAGTGACAGAACGCAACCCCCTCAATTACCACTGGTTCAAGGAATGGATAGACTTCCCAGTCTTTCTCAAATTCCAGGTCTGAGATTCCAATAGTGCCATCAAGCTTTGCATCGCTATTAACCGCTCTCGTAATTCGAGCTTCATGGTTCCCGAGAGTGAGGACCATCCGGGGTACGTAGCGTGCTCGATGCCCCTCTCTGTCTCGAAGTCTGCGTTCTTTAAGCGGCTGGAGAAGCGTTACCATAGCCATCTTCGTTGCCTCGATGTCGTGTCTATACCGGCGTCCTTCAAAGCTTTTCTTACCAACGTCATATGAACTGAGACTAGGCATGTCCGCAAAGTCGCCAATACAAACGATAACATCGGGTTCTTTCTCCTCAAGGTATAATCCAATTTTCCTGAGAAAGTCTGGATTATCCCCTGGCCTAAATTGTACATCGGGGATTACCGCGATCTTAGTCATTTAAACCGGGACTATCAAAATTATCCTGCACCATTTCGTCTTGATAGCGTTTGTGTGCTCCAAGACCAATAGAAGCAAAAAGATTAATTGCATTGCCCAGCAATAGCTGGACTTCATTAGCACTTAACTTGGCAGTGTATTGGATACTGCCATCATCATTCAGAATTGGGATTTCTAGGATCTTCATTGTTATTATTTTTGTCCTTTAAAAGACTAAGAAAATGATCCAAACTAACGATAGCAAGATAGATATCACGATCCTTGTGGACAACAACCAAAGGTTCATATTTACCATGCGACCTGGCTTGGTCATAATAGGTGTGAATTTGTGAGGCAGCTTTGTTTTTTACTTCAATCTGGTAACTGACACTTCGACGGGCTGCGGGACTGAGCTGAATATCTTCCCCCCCTGCACCCATTGAGGTAGATTTAACATCGTCAGCTTCAAGTTCCGGAAATACTTTAAGGATAGCGTCTCGTACATATTGCTGGGCACGACGGCCCTTGGCCTTACTGCTTTGTGGTTTAATGATATTAATTGGCTCCTTGACAACATTCTACCCTACCGTTGCTATCTATAGTAGGATTGAAGCAGCAAGTCTTTGGTAGAATATTCTTCCAGTTGTCATCAGGCTTGCGCCAAATGTAAACACACTGGGCGTTCAAATCCAGTTCTTCATCGCAGGAAAAGTAACACTTCACTGCTTCGTAGAGTCCGTCCAGGGGAACCTTAGCAATAATCCTCTCTGCCTTAACCTTCCCGATCCCACTTGCCCCTTTGATTCCATCGGTAGGATCGCCAACAAGAAGCTGATACCAAAAATACCTATCAGCCTCTTCAGGCGTAACGAAATACTTTTCACGTTTAACGAAATTGTAATGCCATCCTTTTAATTGATTGAGGTCTTTGTCCTGGTGAATCAGGATTGTTTTCTCGTTATGGTTGATACCGCACGCATCATCCCCCTCAATACCATCGATGACTTCCGCATTCCACTGATCTACAAGATGACGCTTTAAAGCTGGCTCCCATTTTGGCCGGGTCTTCTTATAACGCTGGGCCTTGTACTCAGGAAATACTTTGTATCTAAAATTATCTCTGCCTGATAAGTAGAGCTGATAACTAGTAGCACCTACCTCATCTAGTGCGTTGTTGATATAGATATCCAGTGTAGAAATAAGATCATTTAATTCATGATCGTCTTTAGCAACCGCAGTCCTGAAGGCGAATGAATCTGCATCAACAATAGCTCTCATTGAATTCTTTCAATCCCCATGGCAAACCCGTTGGGGTGGTAGATGGTATAGCATTTGATTTTTCTTTTTTTGCGATAGCCCCAGATGTGCGCAGCGTAGCATACTTTCATTGCTTCTTGCATAGTGGGAAATGGATCTGTTTCGACAAAGTCTCCAGCATGTTGGAGCACCTGTGTGAAGTTATATTTATTCCCTACCCTATTTCCCTTGCCGGGGAATGCGTTAGGTACTCGCTGCCAGCTTCGTTTGTCTCTCACAAATCATTCGGAACGTCTTGGAAGATATCGGGCCTATCTTCGTGCATCACCCAGTCAACAAACTTCTGTGCAATGTTGAGGATGGTGTCATCAGAAGTTCCCACGCTATTGCCACGTGCTACGGCCTGAGCCAGGCATGATTGGCGGATGATGTATACCTGCTTGCGTGCACGCTCTTCAGCAGTTTCATAACTCCCCCCAACGCGTCGAGGAGAAATATCGGGAGAAGCACTAGCGTTGCTAGGAACAGAATCAGAAATGACTTGAACCGTTGCCCAACCATAATACTTATCATCCTTGGCAAACTCAACGTCAATCGTCTCCCCACCTTTAAGAGTCTTAATGGTATTGTAGACTGCGGGGTTAGCAAACGACATGATCTTCTTCTGCTTAGATTCTCCCTTTGCAGAATAGTTCACAGTCATCGCATAGTAGGGAGTCTTTCCCTTTTCAATCTTTTCTTCGTTATAGGAATCGAACACGTATTGCGGAATAATTATTCTCCTTTATATTCTTGTAACTCGGCCTTAGAGCGGCCTACTGAAATCTCGCACGTCATCGGCAACTTGAACTCATGATGCCAATTATTATACACTAATTCGGGCACAGAATCAATAGCTTTTGTGATTAATTCTGCAACTTTACTTACATTAACACTTGGAGTATCTACAACCAAACTGTCATGTACAGTCATTACTAGTAGTGCTTCTAGTCCTGATTCCCGAAGCGACTTAGCCAGCTCAATTCTTGCAAGCATAACAAGGTCTGCTCCGTAACCTTGGACCGGATAATTTTTAATTGTTGTAAGAGGCCATTCAAGGCCTCTCCAGGATTCCTTTGGCTGGAAGCGGAAGAAACGTCCTGAGGGAATTTCAATACAACCAGTTTCCCGGACTCGAAGTAAGAGATCATCATGCCATCTTCGGAGTCCCTGATATTTGTCATAATATTGGTCAATTACTTTTTGCCATTGTTTTTGTGAGTAACCTACTTCACTAAAGTCGGGGTCGTTGGCATAACTATATGCAGACCCCCCATAAATTAACCTGAACTTGAACACTTTAGCAATGAGCCTACTAGGAAGAGAGAATGCTTTTTGATTATTTGCATGGATATCTTCCCTCTCGATAATCTCTTGCCAAAGAACAGGATCTTTACTTAGTTCTGCGGCACAAACAATTTCCAGGCCCTTCACATCGCCTGCTACTAACATCAATCATACCTACTCACCAAACAATAATCTACTTCTTCAGCGCTATTTTGCATGTTGGGTTTACTAGAACTTAGTCTGCCTGTCCGGGCCACTGTTTGGTTGTATTGGCCGTGTAGATACTCTCCCCATTGGTATCGGTCAAGGTGATTGAAGAGTGAATCGAAAGTTTCACAGACTTTGGTAAGCTTTGCTTTAGTAGCCAAAGCAGCGAGGAGTTGTCTTCCTTCTTTAGATCGTGCTCGAAGTTGCCTGAGAGTTGGGTCATCAACTTGATAATATCTTGTAGTTGCATCAGGATTATCCTTGGTTTTTTTTACTTCACTCTTTGGGAGAGGATCAAATCGTCTAGGAAATTCAACGTGATGTTGATGCCAGCGATTGCGAACATAGCTCTCGCCTTTACGCTCTCCAGACTTGTAGATAGTTTCTTCTGAAATACAGTAATCATAGCTGATTACGCCCCCATACAGGAGCGCAGACAACTGGTCACCAGAATCCCAATTAAAAGCCACCCCATCAGGCATGGGAGGCAGAAACGCCCTGAGTTCGTCTTCAGCGGATCCCAATTGCATTCTAAACTTTTCATGATTGTCCCTTGCTCTTTTGACATCGAATTTAACACCATTAAGTTCTGTTCTTGCGAGTACGAGAAGGTCTTGACCTTGTTGGTAAAGTAAAGACATCTGCTTCTCGGAGAGTAGCGACATCTGTATGTTCCGCACAAGCAGGGGTTTTTCTGCGTCATCGTTGTTGTATTCCTCCAGGATCCTGATTGGAATGTTCTCTGTGCTGATTCCTTGTTCCCAGTACCCTTTGACAACATCCAGTTTGGCTTCTATCCCATATCCCTCCAGTACCTCGTTGAAAGAACACATTCCAGATGTTTGACCAGTAAGAATATGCTCCGCAATCTGGACATCGTAAATCCGAATGTGCTCTGGGATATCGATCCCGTTTCTCATTAACCATTGGATATCAAACTTTAAATTAAAGCCGACCAGCTCAGTGCAACGAGAAAGAGTGCGAGCCACAACTTCCAGAAAGTCTGGGTCTTTGTAGTAGTGAAAACCAGTGTGATTGCCGTTGCTAAAGCTATAACTGACAAGAAAATTCTCAGGATGATGGACATGGCCTTTTTCTTTCGTGGTCGTCTCGACGTCGAAGCCGAGGATCATTTGACATGCACCACCACAATGTCATCGTAGTCCTGCTCAAGCTGCTTAGTGTACTCTTCTAGCGCAAGGATGTACTTACGCACCAGATGCATTCTAAGCGCATGCCATTCCCCACAAGAATCCACTTCATCAATAGCATTGAAGACACTCTCCCTACTATTCGTTTCGCTCATGTACCTGTTTCATATCTGGCCAGGGTTTAAACTTAACGTAGGATCGTCGGCCATAAAGAACCTTACGCTTTGCTCTGTAGTTGTATCGCCAATGTTCTTCTTTATCCCACAGGGAGAACGTACCAAATCCATGGATACGAATCTCCTGTCCCTGTAAAAGATGGGTCTTCATCAGAGCGAACATCAGGGCTACGAAATGGCGGGCATCCTCTTTACTAATATTAAGTGACTGCTCCCAAATCAGATCGGCTAGCTCCCATCTCCCCATCCGTTGGATCTCATGCCACTTACGCTTACGCGGCTTTTCTTCCATAATCTACGATATCTTGGTATCGTGCCTCCAAAGGTTTAATTAAAACTTCGCCTTTTGCGTGCTTCATCGTTGGATCAGAGTCAGAATCTCCCATGAGTTTGTTCTTGGGGATGTTCAGGAACCGGACATTCTCAGAGCCCATATCATGGATCTTACCGATCCCGATAATATAGTCCGCCTCAGCTTGCTTGGCCGTAAGGGCGTTAGCTACGTGATCCATCTGTAGATACTTTACGTTTTCAGCTTGTCCAGAAGCTTGACACACAGCGATAACTGAATGGCGATTCTTTGCAAGCTCTCGTCCCCACTGATAGATGGCACCGAGTCGGAGGTCCTCACGATCTGCAGCAAAACCCTTGATTTTGTCAACTTGGTCATAGACAACCAATCGTGGGGAGTATTCTTCAACAATCCTTTCGATTGAAGTCTTAGAAAGAGTTGCAGAGTCAAAGAACTTAAATCTTCCTCCAGTAGCTTCAAGGAATTCTGATTGATAGCGTCTGACATTTGCAATCAGTTGTTCTAGTCGGCATCCGAAGAAGGCTTGGTACACCCGCAGCAGGACTTTGTTTCCTTGCTCTTCGTTATTACTTTCACGTTCAAATAAGTTCGTTAATCTTATTCCGGATATTCAATCCAGCTATATGTTACCATATAGAACAGACTATCTCATCCGCCTTAGGCGGTCACGCGCTTCCACCCACTTGGGTGTACATAATAGTCGTTACACCTTCACACATAATCATAGAGAATCCCATTTGCGATCTTCCAGATAGTGGCATGACCTACATTGTATTCCCTTGCAATCTTAGAATATTCTTTGGAAGTTTTAAGTTCTTCTTTAATACTCTTAACTTGCTCAATAGTCAGCTTGTTTTTAAACAGGGCAGTTAGGTGGGCATTTCTGGTGTTATCAGACTTAGTTATCCACTCTAAATTATAAAGGGCGTTGTTTGATTTGTCCCCATCCCGATGATTTACATCCATCTGCTCTTCAATCGGTTTAAAGGTAGACATAACTACCCTATGAATCAAACACTGTCTTCCTTTTGGCGTATTTGAATTATAGAGTTTTACAAAACGATAGCCCTTACCATTATCGGAACCTTTCATAGTATGTCCCGTGGTAATATTTCTAATTTGTCCCAATTCATTAACTTCATAATTGGGATAATGCTCGATAGTTTTAAACATCCTGACTCCTATATTGTGGTAGGGATTATTTGTGCTTGGCTCGGTATTGTCCTCTAGGGAGTTCCACCGAATTCACGTGATTTAAACTGGTCTATTAGTTAAACCAGACGATGTTTTGATCCGTCTGCGTAAGGAAGTTGGAAACTTCGCTAGCCAGAAAAGTAGTCTTGCCAGTTTCAGGACGAGCGAATATAAAACCAAAATCCCCAGCGCGTAAACTACCAAGGCTGCGATTAAGAAAATTAAGCCGCCACCGAAGTCCAGGACGTTGGTAAACATCTTGTAGTAGGGATTCTAAATCCGTATCTAAGGGGGTTAAATCGAGAGCAGGGGAAGTCTTATTCCCACTCAGCACGTCCCAATACTCTTTAGCGGCATCAATATCCTTTCTACCATCGTGGATTTGATACGCTACTTCTGAGAGTTTCAGAGCGGCTTTACGCTTCTCGATATTCTGCAGGATTAATATTCCTACATCTTCAGAGATACTCTGCTCAGAGATACTCTGGAATATACCAGCATATACTTCTTTATCAGCATTTGGATATTCAACAAAGAAGTATGCTTTTAAATCATTTAATGTATAATCTTTATTATAAATATTATGTAACTTATCTAATGAATTAATAATGTAACTTAATTCACGATAAGTATCTTTAATATTATTATAATCTATTAAAGATCTATATTTATTGTAATATTCTTTAATTAAGAATATATTAATTAAAGATAATTCTGTAAAATTATTATTATCTATTATATACTCCTATCCTATCTCCTTAAAGGTTCTTTCCTTTCCTGCTGTCCCAAAAATTATACACCATTCCTGCTCAGATGTCAAGCAGCTTTACAGAATCTTTACTTTATCCTGTCTTAAACCCTGTTTGATCCTGGTTCACCGGGTCCGGTCTGTGGTGGAAGGGCCCAGGAAGGGCCTTTATCGGGCTTTGGAGCCGTTTTCTCAGGCTCGGAAGGGGTGGATAGCTCCGGGGCAGTTACGTGGCCTCCAACGCACTCCATTACGTTTCCAGTTTTTCCGTTAAAGAACACCCATGGTTGATCAGAAGGCTGGGCACATTGCTCTACTACAGCAGTGATTCCATCATGGAGTCCTTCCTTATATGCAGTATTTCCCAACCAATATCCTCCCCAGATAATACTGGAGATACTAACTAACACTAGAAATGTAATTACTAATTTCTTCAACATTATATTCCTTTGGATCTTTCTGAGTATTAATAATATTAACCTTGCATCCAGTTAATATACTTAAGTTCGCTGCTTTATTGGGAATATATTCCCCCTGGTCATTATCCAGCCAGATATTAATATCTTTCTTTTGTTCCCGAAGATATTTAATATGGATTGGGTATATTCTAGTTCCGAATAAACATATTACATGTCCCACTTGGGATACTTTGTGGGCGGAAATGAGATCTTCCACCAAAATGCTTGTTGATCCCTTTCCAATAGATGTAACGGATTGATGGCTATCACCCCATAGATGCCACTTTCTATATGGCCCATTACTATTGAGTGCCGTGTGAAAGGATCTACCTTGGCTGAATTGGAGAGGATCCCCAACCCGAAACACGAGTCGCTGATACTTTTCTGACCAGCCAACAATTCCTTTCCAGTAATCGTAGGGAAGGCTATACTGTAGTAACCATTCCCATGCACGGCTGGGTACGTCCCAACTGAAGTCATCTGGTAGAATCCTTTTTACTTTATTTTCTTTTTCGTGATCGACCTTTACTTCCCAACGACGCGATACAGGACTAAAGCGATGAAAGGAGCAGCTAAAGCAGTGAGCACCGCCGTCACGATAGACAGCAAGATTATCCCCTCTAGAATCCTTTCCCCGCTCCACGCATTTCGGACAGGCTTCGTAGTGCGAGAACACTTACCTCTTGTTCCTGTAATCTTCATAGTAGTTGAATCCTTTGTCCATCAAGGAATTGTACTCGTCTTTCTCAGGAAGAAATTTGTAAGGGTCGTTCCACTTTTTGGTTTTATGATGAACCATATCAAAGAATCCCCCACCGGAATTGTCCTTCAACTTACACAGCTCGATGAACCGGGGAAGAAGTCTCTTGCGCTCCGCTTCATGCTCTTCTTTAATCTTCTTAATTTGATCGACGTACTCGTCAGCCACTTCAAAGATGTAAAGAGTATTGCGAGGATCATTACCATGGTCTACGGTACGATTGATCGCCTTACGCCCTTTAAAGAGAATCTTGATCTCTTTGGTTGCTTCCAGCAACTTCCCGTACGCATCTTGGTTCGGATCAGCAATAGCCAGATAGGTGTATTCTGGATCCAGGAGTTCTGTCTTAAATCTTGTGAAACCATAGTTAGCGATCTGATGCGAGACAACTGAAACAAACTTAGAAGTCATACTCCACTTTCACAGAGATATAACCATTTCTAGTCTTGATTTGGTCAATCTGGTAT